GCGTCATCCGTTTCAGTCGGTGTCATACGGTTTGTAATGTCCGACAGTGTACCTACGGAATGTTTCGGGAACGATATGCCACATTTTGCCTACACATTGCCCACATTTTTCCATAACCCACCGTGGAAAAGGGTTGAATCGCAGTGAATCGCGATGATGCCAAAACCGTTGGAGAATAAAGGAAAACCGCCATCTCTGGCGGTTTCCAAAAGTGCCTCCAGCGGGACTCGAACCCACCGGCGAAAAGACTCAGACACCAACCGTTTCAACGGTTCCATCGACACCTTGCGTCACGTTTGCCCACATTTTGCCCACATTCCGCGAAAAAAGCAAACCACCCATCCTCTCCGACAACTCGTCCAGATCATCATCGAAGAGATCGGCGTAAACGTCCAATGTCATGGCGGCGCTCTTGTGCCCCAGCTGCCTTTGCACGGTCTTGACGTTAGCGCCGGACTGCACCATGAGACTAGCGGCCGTATGGCGCAGATCGTGAATCGTCATGTGGCCACGCTCCACGCCCGCGCGGCGAAGCGCCACCGCGAACCACCCATCGCTTCGCGTCGGATTCCAGCCATTCCCCATCGGCTCGTCCAAAGGCTCGCCGGGAGCGGTGAAAAGAAAATCGGACGGCCTGCGCCCCTCGCATTGCCTGGCGAGCAGTGGACGCAACACCAGGGGAAACATCACCGAACGTCCATCATGGGTTTTCGGGTCGGTCTCCACCATCCTGCTGGAAAGACGCGTGATGCTCCTATATATATGCAGCCGACAGCGTTGCAGATCGACATCCTCGACACGGAGCGCCACAAGCTCACCCCACCTCATGCCGCACAGGCCCAAGGTCAGCACGATCGGCTCACGCCACCCGCACTGCATCGCCACACGAGACAATTCGTCAGCCGAGAGATAGACGTGCTTCCGCACCTGCTTGCGCGGCAGCTCGATGCCGTCGCATGGATTGTCGTGGATGCACCGATCGGCCTTTGCCCTCTCCATGAGGCTGCGAAGCAGATTCTCGGCGCGAATCGTCACCGACGCACTGCGTCGTCCTGCCAGATCGGTGACCCACCGCTGCACTTCGTCGCGCGTGATTGACTGCATCTCCCTCATGCCCCACTGCGGCTCCACATGCACTCGCCAAGCGTCTTCCAGCGACTTGATGTAGCTTGGCTTCGCCTTGGTCTTCTTGGCGGCCAGCCACGGCTCCCAGAAGTCCTCCACGAGCCTGCGCCCGGCTTGCGGGTCGATGTATGCTCCGACGTTTTTCGCCGTGGTGACATTGGCGGCGCCCCACGCGTCGGCGTCCATCTTGCGCTTGAAGCCACGCCTTCCGGTGGACGAACCGTCCGGCTTACGGTAGCGCACCTCGTATCTTTTTCCGTCTTTGGTGGCGTATTGTCTGATTGTGTAGGCCATGCTCGCCCCTTCGTTTGCGTGGCATCAAGTCTATCAATCCGTTGATTTTTTCTCTGTTTTTTGTGTTTCGGCTTGCAATACTTTACATACTTTGTTATAATAGTTATGTCAACGGAAAGGAGGTGAGCATGAAATGGACGGACATCGTGACCGCCATCAGCTCGGTGGTGAGCAACATCATCGCACTGGCGGCGCTCATCATCTCGATACGGCGCCGACCACGCCATAAGAGATGACGAAAGGGTTCCGAGCAGACCTAGTGCCCGGAACCCCGGTTCCATCCTATTTCATGGCCATCATGAAAACAAGCACCATATTCGCCGTCTGCGGCATCACATGCGGCCTGCTGTCGGCCATGCTCGGCTTCGCTGGAAAACCATGGCAGGCCGGACTGTTCGGACTCGCGGCCGGCATCTGGAGCCTTGCCACGCTCGCCATGGACAGACGGGGCGGCAAGGATGACTGAACGCTATCTGAGCATGACCGAGGTGGCCGAACGCCTCGGAATCACCAAAGGCGCACTGGCACGCTACAGGCTGCCCGACCCGGACGTGGTTGTCGGCAAGGCCAGAGGCTGGCGCGAGGACACCATCGACCAATGGAACGCACAACGCCCCGGCCGCGGTGTCGGCGGAGGAAGGCCACGCAAACACGCCGAATAACAAGAAAAAGCCCCTCCCCCAGCAATGCTGAGAGAGGGGCAAATGTTAAAAAACGGGTGTAAAAAATTCCACGGACACTACAGTGCCGCAAATTTTTCCACACCCGAGGTTTATTTCCGGCGCGATGTTGAGTCTCACACCAGAAAATCAATCACGGTCAGGCGTTGCGCAGCGGATTGTAGGCCACGCCGAAACCGGACGCGACGACACCGGCGGCGGTGGAAATGAAACCGCCCACCTGCGCATCACCGAACATCATGAAACCCAAGCCGACGATGGACGCGGCCAGAGAGGCCACGTAGATGCCGGTCCTGACCGTATCGTTGAACACCGGCCTGTACGCGTCGTCCGGCTGCTGGTTGTCCTGACCGTCCTCACGCTCGTTAGTCAGATTATTGACGGTGGTTTCCAGCGTGGTTTCTGCGGCATGCTGTGCCATGATGAATCTCTCCTTAGAATCGGTTTTGATTGAGTGCTGTCTGGAGTGCGCGAGCCGTACCAGGACCGAATGATGCGTCCTGCGCCAAGCCGTAGTGCGCTTGGATGGCGCGAATGGTGGCCGGACCGAGCAGACCGTCAACACCACAGCCCAGGCGACGCTGCACAGCACGGATCAGGTCGCTGCCGCCTGCGCCGTAGCGGACCACGCTCGAATCGATTGCCGGACGCGCGTAAGTCCTGCCGTCAGGCACCTGCTGGCCGCTGATGACGCCATCCACCGCGGTGCCCATGACCTGCTGCCAGCGGCGTACCGTGGCGGGGCCGACGTTGCCGTCCACGGCTAGGGCGCCAGTGGATGCCGAAGAGCCGCCACCGTTGCCGTAGTGGAGGTAGCAGTTCCAGGGATACGAGTAGCAGCTCCTGATGTTGGTTTCGCGGCCGGTCTGGTCCCCGGCCTTGCCGTAGGCCGTGCCACGCTCGGAGATGGACGCCTGCGCGAGCTTGCCGCCGCCAAGGTAGACGGCCACGTGGTGCACGTCGTTGAGCAGGATGTCGCCCGGCTGCGGATTACCATTCGCGGGGAGTCGCGTCCATCCGCGCTTGGTCAGCTCACCGGACAAGTTGCCGGTGTAGGTGGCCGAACCGGTGTCGAAGCCCGCCTCGCGCAGGCAGTGGATTACCAGGCTGGAACAATCGCAATTACCCCCCGATGGGTTGAAGTTCCAGCGGTCGGACTGGCTGTAGCCGAGATTGGCGACTGCGCACCAGTAGCGCATACGATTGATGAAAGTGCTTACGCTTGCCATATCAGTCCTCCAATCCCTCTACGGCCTTGGCCGCATCCGTTTCGGACACGACCGGGATGTCAGTGGGCGGCATGCTGTCGCCCTGCGGTGTCATTTCCGGCGTCATGGTCACTTCGTCCATGACGGCCTCCTTCCCACCCCCAATAGGGGGCAATAAAAAGGCCACCTCCGAAGAGATGGCCTTGCGGTTGTGAAAATCGATGTCAGCGCATGTGCGCGCCATGGTTGAACATGAAGATGAGCGCGAGGAGGATGATGTAGGCTCCGCCCGCGATGAGCAGTCGTGTCATTGCCGGTCCTCCAAATATTTTTCGGCGGCGTTGACGACCCAGCACTGCGCGTCCAATTTCTCCAATTTCGCCAATTCGTATCGGACGGCCTCGCTGTGGTCGGTGTCCTTGTCGCCGTAGATCAGGCTGATGATCGTGTTTTTGATCGTGTCACGGCACAACTCGTCCATACGGTCGTCGATTTTCGCTGTCCGCTCTCCCAAAGTCCGTGTTTTTGCGAAATGCTGGGAAAGCGGACTGTCATAGGGCAATCGTTCCGGCCGCACGTGCGAATACAATCCGGTCGCCAACGCATCCAACGCGCCCGGCCAAACTTTCAATCCGAGCGTGATAAGGGCGCACGCGCCACCCACACCCCCGAAACCGGCTAGAAAAGATTCGATCACATCGATTCCTCCTTTGATTCAATGGTTTTAAACCCGTCGAAATCGACGGGATTTGGAATTCACGCGCGCGGCATGAGGTCGCCGTCGAAATAATCAAGCCCGCATTCACCCATCAGCAGGCTGTATTCCTCTTGCGAGGTGACGATCATCCTGTTGATTTTCCATACGGCGTCGCCGGTGGTGACGACAACCACGACTGGGAACGAGTTGACCGTCGGATAGGCAGTCAGCCTGCCCGACTTGTTAAGCGTGTGATTGGTGTCCCATCCGAATCTGATCGTGCCTGTGCCAGACACAAGTTGGCAGTATGCGCTGACGACATGCTTGGTTGGCGCGCCACTGGCGACGTTCCAACCTCTGAAATCCACGCGGCTGCTGGTCGTGCAAACCGTCAATGGGCTGGACGCATAGTTCGTGATGATTCTCATGCCATCACCCCCAAAGGGGTTAGGCGAGCGGCATCGTGTCCCCGGTGAAATATCCGATGCTGTTGAGCAGAGTCTTGTTCGCCTGATAATCGGCCTGCGTGCAGATGAGTATATTTGTCACGGTGACGGTCGGACTGCCTGACTTGACGGAATAATTCGCTGATAGCGGAGCGGAATTGTTGAGGTACGTCATGTAGCTGACACGTTGGCGTGCGCTGAATTCGCCCTGTGTTCCGATAAACGAGACAGTGCCGCCTGTGACGTTCACATCGAAACTGACCCAATATGTCATCCATCTCACGCTCGGAACGGTCGTGAGATGCACCCACTTGTCTGCTTGCAAGGTGATGGTCGAGGATGGGCTCGTGCATAGGTTCGTGACCATCATCGGACACCACCCGCCCGACGAATCGCCTTAATCGCGTGGCATCGTGTCCCCCGAGAAGAAGCCCGGAAGCCCCCCCCCCCGAGCGCCGCGTCATACGTGTCGGCGGCTTCCACGCTCAATTCGCTGATGGCCATACCGGAGGGGATGGCCAGGCGCGTGTCATTGGCGGTCGGGGTGAAGCGGATCGTATATTTCCCGACCGTCTGGGCACTTGGGTATTTGGCCGTGCCGCCGGAAAAGATGCCGATGCTTTTATTCGTCGTATTGTTGCTGACGATCCTGCACGTGCACACGTATTCCACGCCGACCTCGCACGCGAAAGGCAGGTCGATGTATTCGCCTCTGGTGTTGGCCAGCGTGCCACCGGTCATGTACTTCGATATGTCGCCGCCCTTTTTGACGACATGGAAGCCGGTGGGGTCGAACTTTGGGTTCGGCCACAGGTTAATCCTCTGCATTCTCGTCTCCCTTCACGCTTTCGAGCACGTCGGCGGGAATCAATTTCATGGCCGCGTTGAGCTGACTGGTCAGGATTGCGGTTTGCTTGGTGAGAGTGCCGATTTGCGCGGAAAGCTGGTCGATGACTTCGTTCGCGTCGGCTGGAATCTGAGTCAAAATAAGTCTCCTTTTAATGCGAAACCCCCGCAATCCGCGTGGATTGCAGGGGTTGAAAAATGTGGAATGCTGGATTAGTCTGCGGCGGTCATCGTGTCGATACGAGTAACCGCCTTAAGCTCGTCGAGTGTGAGGGTGCGTCCGAGATTCGTCTTCACGTCCGTCAACGTCACGGACGTGCCCGTATCGTCGAACGTGGCCAGCACGCCACGCTGGTAGTCGCGCCACGATTCGGCGGTGCCGTCAGCGCTGGAAAACTCCAATCCGAGACGGCACAATTCCGCGCGCACCGACTCCTTCGGCGGACGCAAATCAAGCACGCCAGACGGCTCAGAGGGCGTCACGGCAGGCGCGGTATCGGTAGTGGTCTCAGTGGTCACATCGGCCATAATCAATCTCCTTATTGTTGGTTGTTTTGAGGTCGTGGCATGAGGGATTGGTAAAATCTCTCCTCGCACTCGTCCAGATTTGATTGACTGGACTCGTCATTGAGGAAATCGTCAAGACCCTCAATGTTTTTGGTCATGCTTGTGTCAATGCCACTCGACGGCTCCTCATCGGAGTCATCAGCGGACAGTGTGGCAATGAGATTCGCGTCCGTCTCATTCGACATGACCGGCAGGTTCATGCCCTCACGCGCCTTATTGCGCGCGGCGGTCAGCGGGTCATTCAACACTTCCCCATCGTCCGCAAGCATGCTCACCCCGGTGGCGGAATCCGCCAAAGCCGCCTCCAACGCTTCGAACGCTCCAGTCCACACGCCCCTGCCGGTGGCGCGGTCGTACCGGCTCACGTCCTCCCTGCTCTGCATGATCGCGGCGATCGCCTCACGGGTCGAAGCCAATCCGAGCAGCGCCTTCCACGAGACGAGCACATCAGGCATAAAGACGAAACTGTCCGACCCGTTCACCGGCGGATCGCAGCGGATGATGCACAATCCGTTATCATCCATTTCAAAAGTCGCTGACAACATTTCCTCCAATCATTTGACCAGAAAGGCTAAGTATTCGGCGTACACGTCGACCGGGCAAGGCTGGTCGGCGTTGTAAAGCTTCAGTTGGAAGCCGCTCTGCCCGCCCGTGTTGCATGGATGCGCGATGATGCCCGCCCATTGCGAATCCGCGTTCGCGACGACGTAATAGTGGCCGTATTTCGTCGGACTGAGCGTGCAGTTGACTTGCATTGCCGCGCCGGCCGATATGCTCTGGCCGGGATTCGGATACCACGCCTTCCACGCAGCCTGGCCCTGGAATGTAAAACGGTTCGTGATGCCGCCGAGATAGCCGCCGAGATGCAGGTATCCGGTGCCGATGTTCGCGCCGACTCCGACCTCGCCGTTCGCGTCTTGCGCTCCGAGCCAGCACTCCGAACCGTTCGCGCTATCGCCGGACAGAGTAAGGTAAGCGCTGCTTTTCTTGCTCTCGTCCGGCTCGTCGTAATCCGTGTTCGCCACGGCATGCACTCTGGATGTGACGCCGCCGCTGCCGGTACCGCCTTTCTTGCGCGGCTTCGATCTGAGAGACATGAACGCGGCGGGATCGTTCCTGCTCACGTGTCCGCTCCACAAGTCCAGTTCGCCCATCGAGCCGACCTGATTCGACTGGATGACCGATGCGATGGCTGGATGACTGTAGTAGGCGGTGGAACCGTTGTATGCGGGGAATTCCAATCCGTCACCGACGAACGTCTCAGTGCCACCGATGGTGTACGACTGGTAGTCGGGGCTGATGCGCACGCGATGCCCGCCCACACGGGTTTGGAACGTGCCGGTCAGCACATTGCTCTTGCCCTCGCCATCCAGATAGACGGTCTGGTTGTGGTTGGAATCCCACATCCGCAAAGCCGTGCTATTGAGCTTCATGCCCGTGTTCGCGGCCTCGGAGCTCTGGAAGACGGCGCCCGTAAAGACGTAGCCCTTGAATTGGCCTGCCGCCACCTTGTCCGTCGTGATGCTGCCCGCCGCGATCTTCACCGCAGTGATGGAGTTCGCTGCGAGCTTGTCCGTGGTGATCGCGCCGGACACTATCTTGTCGGCGTTAACGCTGTTGGCGGCCAGCTTGTCGGCGTTAACGCTGTTCGCGGCCAATTTGTCGGTCGTGACAGCACCAGCCACGATGTCACCAGCATTGATCTTGTGCGCGTTGAGCAACGCGACCGTCATATCCTCCGTGACCTTGAGCTTCGCGGTCGTGACCGAGTTCGCGGCCAGCTTGTCGGTGCCGATGGCACCGGCCTGCACCTTACCCGCCGTCACCGCGTTCGCGGCCAATTTGTCGGTGTTAACCGAGTTCGCGGCGATTTTGTCGGTCGTGACAGCACCAGCCACGATGTCACCAGCATGAATCTTATGGACATTCAGGAGCGCCACGGTCATATCCTCGGTGACCTTGAGCTTGCTCGTGGTCACCGAATTGGCCGCGAGCTTGTCAGCGGTGATGGCGAGCGAGACGATGTTGCGCGCCTGCACGCTGTCAGCGGCGAGTTTCGCGGCGGTCACCGCATCAGCCACCAGCTTTTCAGTGGTCACGCTGTTTGCGGCGAGCTTGTCCACCGTGATGGCATTGGCCTTGATCTTTTCGGCGGTCACGGAATCCACGGCGAGATGCTTCGCAGCCACGGTCCCAGCAGCGAGGATATTGTTCGCCACGAGGTCGAATGGCTCGAATCTCGTACCGTCCCACGTCAGGACTTCCACCACACGATCCGACAGCGGCACGAGCACGGAAGGAGAATTATTGGCTTCGCCCGTCCAGTACGTATAAAAATCGGCCAGCATGGACGGCGAATTGTTCTTCTCACCCTTCCAGCGGGTCCAATATTTCTGCGTCCTCCACCACATGTCCCCAGGCTTCAAGCCATCATGATTCGGTTCGTCGGGGCCACGGTAGATGAGATTCTTGCCGTCCGCAGTGGTCTGTGCCTTCTGCGCAGCGGCCTGCGCCTGATTCGCCTGTGACGCGGCATTGGCTGCGGCAGTCTGCGCCTTGTCAGCGGTGGATTGAGCGGTCTTGGCCGCATCATTCGCCTTGACAGCCGCATTCGCGGCGTCAGTAGCGGCCTTGTCGGTCACAGCCACCCAAGCACTGCCATTCCAACGCTTCGGCGTGTTCGCGCCTCCAGTCGTGTCAATCCACAAGGTCGAAGCCTTGCGCATCGACGTGGCCGGTGCCGTGCTCTGGATGAGCACGTCGGCCTTGCCATTGGCCACGCCAGCGGCGGCAGCTGCTGCGGTATTGGCCTTCTGCGCGGCATTGGCCGCATCGGTGGCGGATTGTGCCGCACTGTCAGCCGTGGCCTTGGCTTGGGTCGCCACACTTGACGCATTCGCGGCAGTGGTCTTGGCATTGGCCGCGTCCGTCTTCGCGGTGGAAGCGTCCGTCTTGGCGGAAGCCGCGTCGGACTTGGCGGACTTCGCGGACTCATTGGCGGTGTTAGCCAGCGTCTCCGCGTTGCCTGCGGTCTTCTTCGCGCTTTCGGCGGCGGTCTGGGCGGCATTGGCGGCATCCTTGGCCTGACCTGCGGTGGTGGTCGCACTCTTCGCGGCAGCGTTGGCCGCATTGGCGGTGTCCTGCGCGGTCTTCGCCGCACCATTGGCCGTGTCAGCTGTGCCTTGAGCGTTCTTCGCTGCGGCAGCGGCATTCTCAGCAGCCTTCTTCGCGTCGGTGGTCTTAGCCGCATTATCCGCGATATCCGACTTCGCCTGAGCGATTTCGTCGGCATTGCGCTCCACGTCGGCATAGCCCATGTGGTTCCAAGCGGCACCATCCCAGACAAGCGTGTCAATCACACGATCCGACAGCGGCACGAGCACGGAAGGAGAATTATTGGCTTCGCCCTGCCAGTAGGTGTAGAAGTCAGCCAAGAGGCTCGGTGAGTTGTTTTTCTCGCCTTTCCACCTCGTCCAATATTTCTGCGTCTTGAGCCACAGGTCGCCGACGATCAGCCCTTTGGAGGCGTCCGGCATGTCAGGCCCACGGAACGTATGGTTCTTCGAGTGGGCTTCGGCATACGCCTGCGCCGCCGACTCCTTCGCCTTCGAAATCTCGCCGTTCGCCGTGGTCAGGTCGGATTTCGTCTGCGCGATGTCCTTCCGGGCCTGAGACAGGTCGGTCTGCGCCTGCGTGAGCGTCTGATTCGCCGTGTCGAGATTCGACTTGTTGGCTTGGATGTCCTTCTGCGCCTGCGTCAGCTTCGCGGTATTATCCCGCAACGTCGCGTTAGCAGAGTTGATGGCCGACTGGTTGGCCTTGATGTCAGACTTCGCGGACTCCAGTTCCTTCGCCGTGGCCGCCTGCGCAGTCTGATTCGCGGCGATGTCCTTCCGCGCCTGATCGAGCTTGGCCGTATTATCCTTCAAAACAGTCTTGTTGTCAGCCAAATCCTGCTGGATTCGCTTGACCTCCTCCGGCGAAACCGCCGACGCCACGGTCACAGTGGCAATCGCAGACCAAGCGGACCGATTGCCCGCATGATCGACGGAACGGAAAGCGTATGTGTGCGAAGAGCCAGCCGTCAGACCGGTGATGACGCAATCGCCCTGACCCGACTGGGTAGCGCTGATGACCTGCATTCCAGCCGCGTTAGCGCCCTCGCCCACCTCAACATAGTCGAAGTCCGATTCCATCGACGTGCCGGCTGCGGTCCTGCCGTCCCAGTGGACGGTCACCACGCCCAGCTCAGAGGACAATACCGGCTTGGACGGGATGGAGCATGGCGTCACATCGGATTCGACGGTGGCCACCACGACGGCCGACCATTCGCCGAGCTTGTCAGAGTATGTTGGCACAGCCCTGACGCGCACCTCGATTTGCGTGCCGCAATCCAGACCGCCGAATCCAAGCTGAGTCTTGTCGGTCGTGCCGGCGGAATGCCAGGGCGCGCCATCCTTATGCAGCTTCCACTCGACGGCATAATTGCTAATCTCAATGGCGGTATTGTTTGTGGCTTCGGTCACGACGGACCACGAAGCCGTGGCCAGACCATGCGCATAGCCATCCGAGCCTATATAGGCGTCGGTCTGCACGATCAATCCGAGAGGGGCTTTCGGCACGCGGTGGTCACGGTCGGAGGAGGCGGTAGTGCCGCCCTCGCTACCGGCCAACGCGGCACCGCCGGTAATGCCCTTGATCTTCTTCGCCTGACGCACGGAAGCGTCATACTTGATGTCGTTCAGCGCAATCGAGCAGGATAGGCCCTCGTTCTGGCGCATGCTCAGGTCGATTTCCTGCACGCGCACCTTCTCCCCATGGGAGACGGTCGGAGCCGTAATCCAATCGCCAGCATGATAGTCAACGAGCGGCAGACTGTCCACGTCGGAAACGATGAGATCGCGCGTGTACTGGCCGCGAACTCTGGCCGCATCATCAAGCGTGGACTGCATGAATGCCTTCGCGGTGTCCTTGTCGGACACGCCACCCTGCGACGAATATGATTCCCACTTGCCCCAAGGCGTCGGAGCAGCCGGATTATCCATGCGGAAAAGCAGGTTGTTGTCACCCTCGACAAGGATGGTGCTGGCCAGGTCGGCGATGGACTCCTCGAAGGGTGCCTCGCTGATGTCACGCGCCAATTGCAGCACAATGCTCTTGCTCAGGTCACGGCTCAATGCGGTGCTGTCCGCATTCCACAGCTTGAGCGTCCTACCGGTGGTGCGCCAGTCGCAGCCGCCACCATTGACCAACGAGCTGAGAATGGTCTGCAGATCCGTGCCGAGACTGTAATAAAGCGTGTATTTCCTCGCCCACGCCGCGCCGCCCGCGTCCCTCGCCGTGTCGAAGCCGAGCGTCAGGCCGGTGGCCACGCCGCCACGCGCCTTGTTCTCGTCCAACAGGGTCTTGAGGATCACACCCGGATTCGAGCTGTAAAAAGGTCTTTTGCCCTTGTTGTCGCCGTCCGTGAGCAGATGCGAAGAATCGTTGTTCTCCGCCTTGGACAGCAGCCAGCCAATCGACTGACCACTATAAGTAATGGTCTTGGTGCGATCATCGGTCTTGCCAGAGCGCCCGGTAATCACAAATCGCGCATTATCTGGCTCCTTGAAGCCGTTGCCGTCCGATACCTCCACGGCCACTTCGAGGCCGTCCGTAAGCTCGCGGTCGAAAGCCTGAGCGTCACCGGACAGCAGCGAGTATTCGATGCTGATTGCGCCGTCATCATTGTGGAGCATCGAGGCGCTGAAGCTCACCGGCTCGGCCAGCACACCGATGCGCTCACCGAATGGACGATAGGCCACGAGACGCGCATGCAGAGACTTTGCCATGAATCACTCCCAGGATTGCAAAAACCGGCAGACCACCTTGTCGGTGCTGCCGGTCTGTTTGATTGCGATGCGATAATCGCCGGAATCGATCGCGGGCCACACTTGCAATGGCTCCGTGGTCCAGTCGATGCCATTCGACGCATCCGTGCCGCCCGACCATGCGTCGGCGTTGGCCGCCGTCCACGCCTTGCGATTGGCTGCATCGACGAAAAGGTAAGGTCGTGAGGCGTCGCGTTTGCCGCCCCACAGCAGATTCGTGCCACTCACCGGGTCACTGATCGTCACACCAGTGACTGCGCCGAAACGCAAGACCAGTATGCCGATTGGCGCATTGGACAGCCAGCCGTCCGGCATGATGTCGAAAAGCTCGGACGGACTGGCGTTAGGCAATCCCTGCCAGCGCGTCCAATACCCCTTGCTACTCGGCTTGGAGACCCCGCCCGGCAGCAGCCTGCCGCCCGACGCGGCCAACGTCACCTCCTGCCACTGCACGCCACGCCAAAACACGTCAGGCAATTGGAAAACTGCGGTCATGACGCGCAGGTCACTGGACGGCCTCTCATCATCGTCCGGCTCGCAGGACGTGCACACGACGCGAGTGACCATGCTGCGCGACCTGCCGTCCTCCGTGGTCTCCACCCTGCCGAGCGTGAGCTTCGCGGCAGACAGGCACATGGCACGGAAACGCGAGATCAGCGCATCGGAATCCGCACCCCACGCCGCCACCTTGACTGTCAGCTCCGGAGCATCCAACACCGGAATGGATGAGCCGACGATGACGCCATGCCGTCCAGGCACCTGCACGGTGCTCACGATCGGCGACAGCGCCGTGTAGTGCGTCGTGCCTACAAGCACGCGCATCCGCTCGGAATCGAGCGGCTGGCCGTTGAGAGAATAGCTGACCTTCATGCGCGAAACCTCCCAATTACCATTGCGGCATGGCCGCTGTCTGCAGCTTCTGCTGCGTGGAAATGCTCGTCGGCGCGATGGCCGGATAGTTGAACGTCTGCGTGATGTTCGTCACGCTCCCACCATTGCCGTAGGAGGCAGCGTTAACGCCACGCGAGGCGTTGGCGACGCCGACGGAATACGAGGCGTCCTGCGAAGGCAGGATGCCAGTCAATCGTCCGGCCGCCTTCCTCACCTTCGAAGCGCTCTCGTCGATTCCGACCGCCATGCCCTCGCCGATCATCTCACCGACCTGATCGCGGAACACTCGCGACGGAGAATGGATGCCAAGCTTGCGTTTCACCCAATCCAACGCGTTCGTGGCCGCGTTGACGGCGGCAGACACGAGCCTGCCTGCCGCGCCTGCGATGCCGGACACAATACCCGTGATGATATTCAGGCCGACGCTACCCCAGTTAACAGATGTGAAACCGCGCATAATCTGGCCGACCATGCCTGGAATTGAGCCGATAAGCCTCGGCACCGACGCACCGAAGCCATTGGCCAGTGCGCCGAGCAGCTGAACGACAGCCTGCAGAATCTGCGGGAGACGATTGATGATGCCACCGACAAGCTGGCCGATAAGGATCGGAGCCTTGCCTACCAAGTCCGGCATGGCGTTGATGAGGCCCTGAGCCAGTCCGAGGATAAGCTTCAAACCACTGTCGATGATCTGCGGCAGGTTGTTGAGGATGCCTTGCACGAGGTTGAGGACGGCGTTGATGCCGATGGGGATGAGCTGCGGCAATTGGGCCGACAATCCGTCCAGCAGCGTCGTCAGCACGGTCACCGCCGTGGACGCGATCTGCGGCAATGCCTGCACGATGCCCTGCAAGAGGTTCGTGACCATCGTCAATCCGGTTTGCAGGAACGACGGCAGGCTCGACGTGACCCACGATTGGAACTGGGCGAGCAGTTGCGGCAGGCTCGTCGTGATCCACGTGGTCGCACTGGTCAGCAGCATCGTGCCGAGCTGACCCAACGCTCCGAGCACTGGCGGCAATATCTGCATGACCAATGCCGGCAGCGTGCTGCCCAACGAGGAAAACAGTTGTGGCAGTGCGGCGGTGATGCCGGTGATGATCTGCGCGATGCGCGGACCCACGTTCTGGATGACCGTGCCGATCGAGTCGACCAGCTGGGTGGTCAATCCGTTGATGTCGGCATTGTCCTTGCCGAGCTCCGCCAGCCAGTTCTGCCATGCGGCCTTCATCATGCCTACAGAGCCCTCGATGGTCGTCGCGGCCTCCTTGGCGGTGGTGCCGCTGATGCCCATCTGCTCCTGCATGATGTGGATGGCCTGCACCACGTCGGAAAACTTGTCGATGGACAGGTCGCCCATCTCACCGTTCGCCTGCTTGACCTTGTTCGCGTCCTGGATCAGACGCTCCATCTCGGATTTCGTGCCGCCGTATCCGAGCTTTAGATTGTCGAGCATGGCGTAGTTGCCGCGCGCCAGAGACTGGTAGGTCTGCTGGATGGACTCGATGTCGGTGCCCATCTTGTTGGCGTTGTCCGACATGTCGACCATGGCGGTGTTTCCGAGTTCCGCGGCCTTTGCGGTGTCGCCGCCGAGCGAGCTGATCAGCGAGGCGGAAAAGCTCGTGACCTGCGTCATGTACTCGTTGGCGCTCACGCCGGCTGTCCGGTACGCTTCCGCCGCGTATTTCTGCACGGTGCCGGACGCGTCCTTGAACAGCGTGTCCACGCCGCCGACGGCCTGCTCGTATGTCGCGTACGCGTCGAGAGCGCTCTTGCCGACGCCGGCCAAAGCAGCGACGGCGGTGCCTACGCCTGCAAGTCCGACCGTGGCGACGCCCTTCAACGCGCCGACGGCCTTGCCTGACATGGAGCTGATCGCATTCCATGCGGTGTCGGCTCCGCTTTTGAACTTGGAGCCTATCGCCGACGCGACACTGCCGGCGGCTCCGGGAATCTGCGACAGTACGCCGCCGACCGCGCCGCCGACGTTGCCGAGATAGCCGCCGATGGCATTGCTGACGTTTTTGAAAGGCGCTGGGATCCTTGCCGCGATGGCCGAGCTCATCGCGGAGAACTTCGCAGACAATGGCGCGGTAAGACGTGACGCGGTGGATTGCATGGCAGCGCCGGCAGCGCTCATGCCGTCGCGGGCTTTCGTGGCGATGCCGGAGAACGCCGACGTTGCCGCGTTTTTGACCCGTCCGAACGCGCCGGAGACCGGCTGGATTATCGCCGAACCAAGATTCTTGAACGCCGATCCAAGCGAACCACTGCTGGAAGCGAGATTGTCCTGCGCGTCCTTGAGCGCCTTCTGCGCATCCTTCAAGCGGTTCTCGGCCTGCGTCGCCCGGTCTGTCATGGTGGACAGCTTCAGCCGCGCCTGTTCGAGCCTGATGGTCGCGGCCTCGGCCTGCGTGCTGCCCTCGCCATGCTTGGCGACGGCATTGGCGACGCTCTCCTCGGCGGCACGCACCTGATTCGCCGCCGCCTTCTGCTGGAGCATGGCCTGACGGTATGCGGCCGTGGATTTCGCCACGTCACGCTCATAGGATTTCAGCACGTCAGCACTGAAATCGTTCGCCGACTCCTTGAAGCCGTTTTTGAACGCGCGTCCGAACAGTCCGCCACTTTTGCCGCCGTTCATGTTCGAATCGAAAGCCTTCGACGCGGCCTTGCCGCTCGCGCCGACCTCCTTGTTGACCGCGCTGCGGAAACCATTCATCGAAGGGAACACGCTGATGTGCGCGGAACCAAGTTCGCTGCCGAACGCCATGCGGCACCTCCACTATTCAGTTATTCAGTCTTCGTAAAGAGTCCGGAAAACCGGACTCATGCCCCTGGTCTGTTCGCGCAGCCGCTCACGCTCGGCCTTCTCCCTATCCGCCCGCAATCGTTCCGCAAGCGAATCGAAAGGCTTCGGATACTCTTCGCCGCCCAGCGCGTAGATGACCGGCATCTCGCCCCAACGGGCCGGATAATCCAAGCCGTTGAGCTCCGCGCCAGTGTAGGATGACGGATCGCCGATAAGCTGTTCAAGGAGCGCTATCGCGTCGCCGTAGCGGAGCCTGCCGCCAAGATCGGCCTGCAGACTCCACCCACGTGCCGTGAAATCGGCTCGGATCACACTCCCATGTTCGGCGAGCTGGCGGGCGAACCATTGGATTTTCCCAGTGAGGCGCCCTGCGCGCGCACCACCGCGTCGCCATAGTCGGACAGGAGATTGAACACGACCTGCACCGGTTCGCCGTTCAGCGCTTTCGCCTGTTTGTCTCCAGCGAAGGCGCTCAGAATGCGTTTGAGCTGTTCCACGCTCTCCGCGTCATCGGACGTGTTCGACAGTCTGGTGAAATCGTCGATGCTCATCGACAGTGGAAGCTTGTACGTGCGTCCGCCGGGCACGAGCGCCCAATACACATCGCCCTTGATGATGTGGCGCACCTTGTAGTTTTGCGCGATGGAGGCGAACGCCTCCTCGTCGTTTTTTTCCGTCCACTGGTCGAAATCCTCGACGGTCGGTTTGAAGTCGGTGGAAGTGGAAGTCATTGTCTTGTCCTATCTGCTTTTCGCCTGCCTGCGGTAAAAAAGAGTTCCCGGACCGTGCAGACAGGCGAGATAGGCGGTCCGGGAAGATTTTCGTCCGCCGGTCAGGCGGCATGTGCGGTGACCGTGACCGTTAGATCGGGTGAGGTCACGCCGTCGTATGTGGCATTGATCCTCGCGCTTCCGGCCTTGACGGCGGTGAGCGTGCCTCCATCGACGGTCGCCACGCCTGCATCCTTGGACTTGAACGTGACCTGTCCGGTCACGTCCACGGTGGTCTTGTCCACATGTGTGGCGACGGCCTTGAGCGCGAGCTTCGCGCCTTGGACGACCGACGGCTTCGTGTTGCCGTCAGCCGAGGTCACGGCCACCGCCGTCACGCTTTTGGGTCGTACCAGCTTTCGATCCAGCGGGTGTTCGGATGCTCCTCATCCACATACAGCGGATCCTTCATCCATTCGACGGTGAGCGCGCGGCCGGTGACCGAGCCACGCTCCTGCTGGTCCGGCTCGTTGCCGGTGACCTGCATGACGCCGGCACGACGGTGGACGCGCCCGGTGTCGAACGTCTCCTCCTCGTACACCATCCACTTCGCATCCTGGATGATGTCGGCCACGTGGTAGACGCCCTGCGCGTCCGGCTCGCCGATGGTGATCTTGCGGGTCAGCGCATTGTTTTCGGCCGGGCTGAAAGTCTGCGTGAGGCTGGTCGCCAGAGGAAGCTTCTTATACCCGTCCTGCAAAAACTCGAGCGGGTCGTCGCCGTCGCGCGAATCCTGGTTGCCGCCGTCGGACTTGACGAGTCCGATGCATGCGGTCGACCGATTGTAGGCGGCCGGAAGTTCCGGCGTCGCATTGCTGGATGCGATCATCTCCGGCGTGATTTTGTTTTCGTTGGAGTACGGGACGATCATGATGGCGGCGGTGACGAGCGCTTCCACCTGTCCCAGATCCATGCCCTGACTGTCTTTGGCCATGGCGTTTCCTTCCTATGGTTATGGTTGTCTGATTCCGGCCGTCGAATATTCGACGGTCATGTAGTAGTGGCACCATGCCGCGTCCTCGCCGACCGGGTATGGGCCGTTGCAGCCGTCAGGCACGACGGCGCAGATGCGGCTGCCTTCGGCGAATCCGATGAGGATGCCGGGCTCGCCGGTCAGCACGCCGTACACGCGGGCCGCCAGGTCACGGCATGGTTTCGTATCGTTGCGCGTCCATCCGAGCACGTTGACGCCTATCGACCGGTCGAACGTCACGCGGTCGGCGGATTGCGTGCCGCCGTCGTCACGCACGACCACGAGCGGATAGGAACCGTCGTAATCGTCCGGGATGCGGTTTCCGACCTGCAGGCCCGCGACGTCCGTGATGTTGGAGCGCAGCCAGCCGGTGAGGAACAGTTCGAGGTCGGGTGGAATGACGCTTGCCATCAGACCTTCGCCTTCTTCAGCGCTTTGGCCAGATTGCCGGTCTGCGCCTCCACGAGCAGGGTCTTCGGGTCATGGCCGACGACCATGACGGTCGTTCGGTGCTCCCTTTTGACCTCTTCTATTCCAAGGCCGTCGCGGTATGCGCCGGTATCGACCGGAGCGGACGCCCGCGCGTAGGCGAGTGCCCTGTCCGCAGCCAGCATGGTGAGCGCCTTGACTCCCGCGCTATTGAGAATCTCGTCGAAGAATTTCTGGTTGAAATTGACCGATATCCTGCTTTTCGCCATTTGTTCAGCCCTTTCTTTCCGTCAGACGGCATTCCAAGGTCGGACGCCATCCGGTGAAGGCGTTCGCGTCCTTCGAGGGGAATCCGTCGACTTCCCACAAGCGTCCGTCGTCGGGGTCTGCGCGGATCCTGTCGCCGATTCTGATGTCGGCGTCCGGATCCGGGATGGTGAGGTACGCCGTTGATGCGGTCTGCGTGTCGAGCGTGTCCGGCGTGCGCGTGCTGGAGCTGGACGAGAGCGCGCCCATGATGACGAGCTCGTCCGGAGGCACGCTCCAGTCCGGCTCGTTCTGCGCCGGATTGTACGGGTTGGTCTTGCGTTTGGCACGCAGTCGCATGAAGCGTGTGGCTCCAGCCATGGAGAAAACACCGCCGGCGGGGTTCAGGTCGTCAAGCAGGCTCATGGCAATCCTCCAAGCCGGTAGGGTTTGAGCTTGTCCTTCTCCGCCTGCATGAGCGACACCACATCGAAACTCGCGCTGGACCCGTTGGTTGACTGCGAGGTGACGAGCCCGACCGGACTCATGCCTGCCCGCTTCGCGGCACTGATGAGCACCTGCTGCACGTCCGGCGCGTCATCGTATCCCGCATGGATCGAATAATGAATGGCCGCAACGCCGACCGGGAAGCCACCGGAAAGCGACTCCACAAGACCCGTCTCAGGGTCATAGGCGTAGGCCAGTGGATTGCCCTGACGGTCGGTCAGGGATTCGATGCTCGTCACATGACGTGCGGGCAGTCGGATCACCGTGCCGCCACGCGAGTTGATGACGCCGGACAATGCCGCGTTCGGCATGACATGCCAGCCACACTCGCGGCGGATGGCCGACTGCGCAGCCTTGAGCCGGAAGGCGGCGTCATCTTCGAAAGCCGAAGGGTCGGCAATCATGTCGGGAACCACATTCACGTCAATCATGCCGACCCCCAGACTCACTCGGCCTTGGCCGCGGCCTTGGCTGCGGCCTTGCCGAGCGTCACCTTGACGAAAGCCTTCGGATACTTGACCTGCAGGGCGAGACGTTCCTTAACTCGGAACGTGATCTTGTCGTTGGTGAAGTCGTTCTCGTGGCTGTTGGTGGATTCGACGGTCAGACCGCCCTTGCGGTAGATGGTGCCGCCGGCCTTGAACGCGCCGACGAGCACGGTTCCCTTGGTCATCGCCTCGGTGACAACGGTGCGCAGCCCCCACAGCGGCGGGTTCTGCAGGATGCCGCCATTGCCGTACTGTCCGGAGAAGAAACCACCGCCGAAATACTGGCCGTTCGCATCCTTGGACAGGCGGATCGCCTGATAGTCCGCAGGATTGATGACCACCGCATCGGCGGAGAAGCCTGTCGCGGTGGCGATATCCGTGGTGGCCGCGAAGATACGGTCCGGATCTGAGTCCGCGGCCTGACCCTTGGACTGGATTTCGCGGTTCAGAATGCCATTGAGATTCGGGTCGGTGCCATCGCCGGACAGAAGCTGGATCTCCTCCTGCAGCTTCAGATTGTATTGGGCGTGCTGGTTGATTTCGGATACGACGAAAGGCAGGTCTTCGGCCATGTCGTCGGTGATCTTCCACCATGCGGCTACCTCATGCAGGCTGTCGGACACCCAAGTCGGGTCCGGAAGATGGAGCTGCGGCTTCTGGCCGCCCTCGGCGACGGTGGTGGCATTGCCTTCGAGGGAGCCGTACACCGGGTACTTGATGGTGGTGCCGCTCATGGTGCCGGCTGCGAAAAGGTCGGCGATGACGAGCGGACGCTCATACGGCCATACGCCATTCTGGTCGGTCTGCGTCAGGAACGGTGCGTAACCGTCACCACCGGCCACGTGAGTGTCGGTATTGGCCTTGAATTCAGGAGTGGAGAACAGGCCGCCCTTGGTTGCGAGCACGCTCAAACCCTTCTCCTGCAGGGACTGGACGTAGAAGTCGCCGAGGGTCTTCGCCTCGACGCCCTTACGTTCGGTCTTGGACGTGCCGGCGAGCTTGTCGAGTCCTTCGCCGGCCTCCTTGAACAGGTCGATGCGCTCCTGCAGCTTCTTCGCCTCGGCGTAATGCTGCTTAAGCTCCTCCTGCTCCTTTTCGGTGATGTTATCCATTCCCTTGGCGAGAATGGACTGTGCCGCCTTCTTCTCGGCGGCGAGATTATCCATGAGATTCATGGCACTCCTTTCGGTTAATGTTCCAGCGAGAAGAAGTCGCTGATGGTCTGGTATTCCTTGGCCCAATGCGGGTCAAAGCTTTTCTGGTCTTTCCTTTTCGGATCATCCGTGGAATCGTCCGGCTCGTCGCTGGAATCATCCGTGGAGTCATCGGCAGAATCGTCGGGCTTGCCTGTTGGATCGGAATCATCGGTGTCGTCGTCCGGCTTCTTGTTGTCGGAATCGATGCCATCCAACACCTCGTGCAGACTGTCCAAAGCGGCACGGAGCTTGCTCTCGTTGGAGGCGCTGATCGCGCGTCCGCTCTTGACCTCAAGCACCTCCGCGCCCTGATTTGCGGCAACCTGCACAAGGGAAATCTCAAACAATTTCAGCTGACGAATCTCACGGTATCCGTCCCACGAGCTCTTGCCGTCCTGGACGAAAGCGGTCTCCTCGGCGATGAATCCGATGCTCATCTGATGGATAAGGCCACGCTGCAGGAGCTCGTATGCGCGCTTGCCTTCCGGCAGGTCGAGGTCGAGACGGGCGGTGACGAGCAGGCCGTGCTCATCCTCCACTGCGCTCAACGTCTCGCCGATGATGTCGGTCGGCTTATCGTCCTTGTGCTGCCAGTGAATCGGGATGCCCGCGCCAGTTCCGTCGTAATCCTTCTCCAACGTTCCGGCGAAGGCACCTTTGACGATCACGTCATCGTACAGGTCCTTGTCCCAAGTGCTGGCGTATCCGCTGAACACTCCCTCGCCTTGGCTATCGTCGAGGGACTTCAGCTCGAAGCCCTTGAAATCAAGCCTCATGATGTTTCCTCCTTGGTGAGCGCGTCCCACTCGGCGTGGAATTGCGCGTCATACCGGTAAAGCCGTTTGAATTCGGCGAGCATGGCCTTCGCGTCCTCGCCGTTGACTGGATTGTTCTCCTGCGCGTTCTGCGTCTTGCCGCCGTCCTGCGGGCTGGGCTGGCCGCCCTCGCTCACATTCAATGGCGTGATGAGCTGGTCGCCACCTGGTACGCGCGGCATGTCCAGAATCTGACGCGCCTGATTCGTGGTCATGAAAGGCCGTCCGGTAGCCGTGGAAAGCGCCTGATACTGTTCGGACGTGGTGCCACGTAGTTTCGCGTCAACGTTGGCCTTGATGTAGCAGTCCGGCTCGCCCACGGCCTCGGGAAGGCTCAGATTCAAGGCTTCCTCAAGCGCCACAATGTATGGCATCAGCTCCACATTCCAAAGCTGTTCTTTAAAAGCGCTGATGTTGGAATTGGTGCCGGTACGGAAGCCGACGTTTTCCGGCGAAATCTGGAAGGCATTGCACACCGCGATATTGATACGGTCGCGCGCCTCCAAGTCGTTCACGTCCACCGGTTTGAAGACGTTGTCCAGCGGACGCATCTCCATGCCGTCCTTCAGGACCGGCCAGCCACCCTCACGGCCACCGTTCTGCACAAAGTTACGCAGGCCGTTTGTGAAATCGTCGTAATCCTCCTGCGACAGCCACGGCATTTCCTTCGGCCGATACACGTAGCCGCCGGCCTGCATGCCGTTCTTGGCGATGCTGCGCCGGTAGGACGCCATGGCCTTCGCCTCGGCCAATAATGGCCGGAGCACGTTGGTCACGCTGTCACCGAATTGGAGGCCGGAGATGAAGCCGACATCCAAATGCACGCGCGGATCCGGCAAATCGAAATGCATGGCCTGCTGGCTGTCCATCGTCAGCAGATTCACGCCCGTGATCTCGCCGAAAGCATTACCAGCCAGCTGATAACAGTCGGACGGGATGCGACGGAGCGTAAAACGTCCACCATCCACACCAAGCAGGCAAAGCCACCGATCATCGAGCAGCATGTCACGAAGCAGCATACTGATGAACCGGTAGCGTGTCATGCCTGGAAGCGGTGACGGCCTTTTCATCAGGTTGGACAATGCGCCACTGGTGACCTCCTCGGCATCACCATCAGTGTTCTTCCGATACACCTTGAATGGCAGCGAGGCGATATTGCGGGTGATGAAGTCAATCACGACACGCACCGCATACTCGCGGCAGTAGACGCCGGAGGCATAACCGTAGAATTCCGCGTCTGACGGCCAGCTATCGCCATTGGCGAGCGGAATACTCGTCGCCGGCGTCGGATGCGCGTCTGCCTCGGCCATCTTCATGCCGATCACTGCGGCGTTATTGTGGAGGAGCCGGTCAAGGAAGCCCATTCATCCTCCTCTCGAAGAATTTTCAGAATCTGATTTTCACGCCTACACTTGGCTCGAATTTTGGTTTATCGACTTCGACCTGCATGGTCTCAAGCGCGTACAATGCCTCGCTCTCGGCGATGAGGCCGCTGATCTGCAGTGCGCTTTTGGCACGGTCCCACACCTCGACCTCACCAAGACGGCGGGTGACAGCCACGGAAACCTGCTGTTCGATGGCCGGCTGCGGCAGGTGACGGAGCTTGCCTTCGCGCACTCGGTCCAGGAAGCGGCCGCAGCACGCGCCCAATCGGAAGCCCTCGATGAGATGCACGTTCCAGCCTTTTTCGGTGAGCGGGTCGATGAAATCGACAGCCGGACAGCCTTTGGACTGCACGGCGATCTCGCAAATGCCTGGCCAGCTCTCACGAAGGAGGTCGAGATAATGCGGCACCCACAACATGCCGTCACGCCTAGCGATCAACTCGACATGCGGCAAGCCATCTGAGCGCAATCCGGCAGCAGCGACGTAGGTGGTCTGGCGGTCAGCGCTGGTATCGACGGCCAAGACCACGCGATTATCAGCGGGGATGCAGGACGCATTATCTGTGCCATGCGCCCACAGCTTCGGGTTGATGTAGGGCACGATGTCGGCGGTCACCCACTGGCACAAGACCTCGGTGCGGAAAGCAGCCTCGGTCATGCCATCGATGTCGGAGCGCACGGAAGCCACGGTCATCGGCCCATAGCCGAGAGACGGGTTAGCCTGGCGGATCGCGTCGGCATCATCCGCCGGGCACTTATCAGGTGCCGACCATTCAAAATATCCGAAAGAGCCATCCTGATCGCCGGACAAGAACACGTCGGCAGGATTGCCACCGTCGGCGCTCAGACGCGTCCACTCGTCAACAAGCTTACGGCCCTTGTCCACCTGCTTGCGCAACGCCACGGAACGATAGTCGCCAGCGTTCGAAATGCCCCACAACTGGCTCGACCAGACGGCCTTCGTGGTCTGGCTGACAGCATTCCAGCCATCATCAGTATGCTGCTCACGAAGCTCATCAAACACCACACGGGCAGCGCTCTTCGCTCGAATATTCTTATCCGCGCGGACGATATACCGGGCTTTCGAGCGGGTGATGATCGCCTCCTCGCCGTTCGTGTTGACGAATTTCTGCGTCATCGCGGCGAGGTCTGGAATCACCAGATCCGCTTCCTCATCAGTCGCCGGAGCAGGATTACACCACTCCTTGACCTGATTGTACGGCCCCTTCGCATTGTCCAATGTCTGCGCTGCGCCGACCACGAGGAACTTCACGGGCGGCACTCGGTCGGGATGCTTGTTGGAGTCCACGAACAGCCACCATGCGGCCAGCACGCCCATCAGCGTGGTCTTGCCGTTCTGTCTGGCCACAAGCACAATCACCTTGCGGAAGCGATAGCTGCCATCCTCAAGCAATTCCAGCGCATGGACCAGCAGCCAGCACTGCCAAGGATAAAGATGCACATGAAGCATAATCTCCGCGAAGGCAATCACCGCGAAACCATTGCTGGTGGTCTTATCAAGCTCTCTAAGCGGCGGCGTGAAGATCCGCGGCAACGTAACACCATGCAGGTCATCATCGATGGCACCGAAAACACTCAAATCTTCCGACGCCATCGAACGCCTCCTAGCCGAAACGCTTCATGAAATCTTCCATCTGCACAACCTTGTCGCTCTTACGCGCCTCCGGCTTCGATTCAACCTTCGGCTTCGCAGGACGACCAACCTTAGCCGGAGCATCCACCGTCAAACCAAGCGACTGACAATATTTGAGGAACGTCGGCAGCGAAACGTTGTCGAGCTTGCCGTTCTCATCGACAAAACCGGAGAACGTCAGATAATCGATACGCTCAGCCAACACGCGAGCCGCAGCGACAACAGCAGAATTCACAGCCTTGAGGTCAGCGTTCTTCAACGAACGCTCCAACGCCTCCGCCACATTCCGACTCGGAAACTTCGCACTCATCGAAAACACCCCCTAATCTGCCGTCGCGCGCGACCCGCCAACAATTTCACTCGTCGGGGAGAGGAAGACCAACCACGCGGGACGTCTTGCGCTCTGTCGTTGGTTTTACGATTTCACCGCCCCTACCCCTCGTGTTGGGCTCATGCTGTTGTTATCCATTGTCTTGAGAGTGTTCCGATTGGCGCTGGCGGGTCTTGGTTTCCGCGCAGCCGGTTGCAGCTGGTGTGGCTTGGTTTGAAGCCTGCCGGGTCGAACTGCAACTCGGGGTGCTTCGAGACGGGATAGAGGTGATCGAGGTTGAAGCTGTCATCTGTGGTGTTCTTGACTGCGTTGTAGTCGATTGGCATGCCGCACAACCAGCAGACTGCATGCTGTGCCTTGCATTGGTTGAAGAATGCGGCCTTGTCTTTTTCGAATTGGCGGCTTGTCTTGCGCGTTCTTCCTGGCATTGATTCACCGCCTTTGGTGCTTCGGGCTGGAGTCGAACCAGCGCTTGTAGGGTGCACTGTCTTTGTCATCACGGGCATTCGATTGAAAGAAGCAGGAAGCCATGGCCGGTTTGGTGTCCGTCCTAGGTATCTGTGCTATCCCTTGTGCTCTGCCACTGAGCTACCGAAGCTTATATGATGATGGCCCAGCTATCATTATGCTGGGCCATTCATTCTACGAACATACGACAGTATAGCATTTCAACGGTGACAGTCAAGTAGTGCGGCCAACTCTCCTAAATTGAACACGTACTGCCGCTTGTGTTCTGTCGGCGTGGCGTGCAATTTGCCGCGCCTGAGCCATTGGCTGACGAGGTTGCGGCTGATGGTCAGGCCGTAGCGTTTCAGTTCCTTGGCTGCGTCGCTTGGCGTGCCAGTGATTTGCACTTGCCACAGTCGTTGGTCTCGTGCTGCTTTGATGGCTGGTGCCGCCCATTCGGAGCGGCAGTGTTGGCATGTGACCGATTCGGCGTCTGGCGTGCCGGTGAGCTGGTGGCGGCAGGTGGGGCAGGTGCCGAGGATTATGAGCTCGTCTTCCGGAGTCAATGCTGCCTCGTTGCGTCGGCTGATGTGTTCCAGGGCTGCGTAATCATCTGCCGCAGTGGGCATGTCCAATATGGTGTGTCGGTTGCTTAATATGGCGAGCCATGCTTTGCGCCAGCCGTATCCTGCGTATGCGGATCTGATTTTGCCTGCTTGTTCTGCGAGCCACGCTTCGGAATCGGTGATGAGGGCTTGCGCGTGCGTGTCGATTGGCATTGGCGCGCTGCCTCGGCTTGGCGCGTGGCCCGTGGCTCCGATGTGCGCTTGCTTGAGCATGATGGAGCTTAATGCTGGCAGTTGGACGTGTCCGAGCTGTCTGATGAGCGCCCAGTAGTTTTCGCGGCAGCTGGCGCAGAGTAGATTCGCTGCGATCGGCTTCATTGGCTTCTGGCAGTGCTGGCAGTTGGTCAAAGTCTGGTCTCCTTGTCGTGCTGGTGGATGAGTGCGGCGACTTCCGCTTTCGGCACCTGCGGCACGAGCGGCGCGATCTCGTCAAGCGCGTAACCGGCCTGATGCCACTTGATGATCATGTCTTCGAGGACTTCCTTGATTCTCATCGTGTTGTCTCCTTGTATGGGTTTTCTGTGGTGTGTGGCGGGAAGTCGCATTCCTGGTCTTTCCAACCGGCCGCGTAGCCTTCTCGCCATGCCTTGGCCATGCGTCGGTGGTATTCGGCGTCTGTGAGATGGTAGATGAGTTTGGGTTCTATCATTGTGTGTTCTGCTCCTTGTTGAGTCGTTCAGCGAGCCTGCATGCTTGTTGGTCTGGTGTGGCGGTTTCCTTGTCGCGTCCGAGCGCTTGCAGCACGTGTTCGCACTGCCATGTGTGTCTGTGGCGTTTCGATGGTGGGATGCCGCTCATGTTGGCGCGGCGTTGGCACCAGCCTTTCCACAGGCGCGTCCAATCACCGATGGCGCGTGTTTCGTCTTGGTGGCGGCCTGCGAATGCGAGCCATGCGGATTCGAGGTCGAGGTTCGGATATTCCACGGCCAGCGCCCTGTCCGTTTCGCCGCACTCCCGCGAATCACCGAAATCCTTCACGCCGGTTTCTTTGGAGAAAGAAGAAGAATATTCTTCTTTCTCTTTCTTATCGGGTACGGGTACGGGAACGGGGCATGAGTTTGCCATCGACTTGCCATCGGTTTGCCATGCGTTTGCCATAGGTTTGCCATTTTTGCCATTCTCAGGCTTCTTCCAACGACGGCTCGCACCCTTCTTGCCCGCTTCACTCCGCTTCCTGCGCTTGGCATCCACTTCGTCACCGTCCGGCTGATAGTCAGCCCAATCATGGAACACGTATTCGTCCTTGTCGGCGTCATACTCCCACAAGCCCGCATCGCAGAGTTCCTGAACCGAATCATCGGAGCAGCGGAACATGGGAATCATGTTCGCTGGGACACGTCCTTTTGTCAGCTGTTGCGCCGCCCACGTGCCTGAACGAAGCCATAATGCGGTGGCGTCATTGGACAGCATCGCCGTCTTCGGATTCATGCAGAACCCATCATCGACCTTGAACCACATCAGCCCAATTCTCCATTCCCGTAGATTTTCCAGATCTCTTCCTGCCGTTCGGTGGTGCATTGTTCGCCTTCCGATTCGGCAATCAGCTTGCATGCCGAGCCGTAGTGTGGTTTCGCCATCGCGTCCAGGGCTTCGGCGATCTCCACCAAGTCCGGTGGCGGGTCGAGCGTCACCATGCCAAGCCATCCATGACCGCCTGCTGAGCGGACACCATGCGGTATCCGCAGTACGGGCAGGTGACGTAATATGCGCCGACGGTCTCGCCGCAGTGGGCGCACTCCACGTATCTGATCGTCTTGCTCATTCGCTTACCGCCTTCCGTGCGATTTCGAGCATTTCCTTGGCATGTCTGATATATTCCTCCTGGAAGCCGGGAATCTCACCGGCATAATCCCATGCGTCATCCTCGTCTTTCGCCGCATAGCTATCGATGCCATCCCATTCGTAGCTGTTCCAGCAGAGCCGTTTCGCCACGGCCTCGATTTCAGCATTCGTGGGCAGCGCTTCACGTCCATCGCAGTAGGCTTCGTAGACCGCGTCGCCTACGGTGTAGGCTCCTTCGATGATCTGGCAGCAGTCGTAATCTCGTGAATTTTCGTAGGCTTGCGCCTCATCCAGCATGATGCTCAATTCGTCCTCTTTCCGTTTGCTTTGACCATGGCCCACAGGATTTCGCTTGCCGGACGCCTCCTGTATGACAGGTCGTTGTAGGACTGCACATAGTCGAGAATCAGTTTCGAGCCGGTCGAATCCGGTGTCAGAATCGCGTTCACACGCGGCGGCACCATCTTCCGCCACACAATCTCGTCGCACAATTCCTTCGTGCAGACGAGGAAGTTTGAATCACCGTAGAAGGTCAGGCCGTTGCCGCTCGTGAAGTCAGCCATGCATGACTTGACCTCGTAGAACTCGAAGCAGCCTTTTTCAACGCTTGCGGGCACCGGTTCGCCGTTGATGTTCCAAGGTTTGAAGCCAACGTAATCCACTCGCCGCTCGTCAGGCGTGTTCCGGTCGAAATTGACCTCACTCGCCCAAAAAGCGGTCTGATTCTTCAACCTCTTCTCGACCAGCTTGGACAGCATGGCGGTGGTCTCAGCCCTGCTCATTTCTTCCTCCTGAAGTACTTGTATTCATCGTGGTGAAACAGGAACAGGTGAAGTCTCCACACCTTGACTGCCAACAATCCCTTGAGCGTGATCGCATACCCGCCATGGACACGCTTCATGAGCTTCCTATCGGCCAATGATTCAAGCACTCGGGGAACCTCTTGGTTCCCCCCTTGCTGGCTCCAGATGCGGCTCATTCCCTCAGCGATATACAGGCAACACATGTCCTTGTCGTATTGGCTAATCATCATTAGCCTCCATCTCAAGGATGTAGACGTTCGTCGCGGTAACGGCGTTATTCCGCAATTCCGTTGGTGGCATGGTATCCACCCGCAGAATCTTCCAACCCTCGTTCAGCAACTCTTCAAACACACCCATATTCATCAAGGTGCGTTTACCGCCGTAATCACTCCAAAAAAGTGGACAAACCTTGTACCGTTTACTCATTTCGCGTCCTCCTTCATGAAGACAATCCAGTGTGTTCCCGTGCGATTCGGCTGTTTGTTGCCGAAGAGTGGCTTGTGCGCTGTGAGCTTGAGAATCTGCGAGACGGGTATCTGCGTTTCATTCCACTTGAAAATCAATGTCCCGTAAGTCTTCAGAACGCGGAAACACTCGTCGAACATGGTCTTAATGTCGGTCTTCCACGTCTCTTGGTCGAGACACCCATACTTCTGCACCATGTAGCTCGTATCGCCCGCATTGCGCAGGTGTGGCGGGTCAAGCACGACCATGCGGAACGTCTCATCAGGGAATGGCAGGTCACGATAGTCCATCAGCATGTCCGGCCTGACATCGAACCTACGCCCATCGCACAATTCCCAGCTTTCATCCCGCACATCACCAAAAAGCACGCGATCATCCGACTTGTCGAACCAGAACATTCGGCCGCCGCAGGCGGGGTCAAGAACAGGTTGGTACGCGCTCATTTCGTATCCTTCCCCTTGTACTCGTCCACGAGTTCTTTCCACTGCCTGCTTGCGAGTGCGGCGTGGCTGAACCAGCTTGTAGAGATATGTCCACGTGGACATTGGAGCCGGTAGACTGTGAGTGTTGTCCTTACTTTGCGGCTCTCGTGGTATTTTTCCGTTTGCCATGCCTTGATTACTGGTAGTCTGCCGCACATTGGACACCCATATTCGTTGTATTTGCGTTTGAACCACATAACTATTCCTTCGCGTCCTCGCTTTGATTGGGTACCTCTGAAGGCATGGAACCGCTGTAGCCGAGCATGGAACAGCAAAGCTCTAGAATTTCATGGAATGCGTTAACTTGGCCGTCATAGAAGTCTCGGTCGCTCTTTCTGCGAACGTCGAATCTGGAAAGTGCGGCTTCATGACAGCGACTTTTCGCCCAGTCGATGATCTCGTTGAGTGTCTTGTCTTTCTCGGTCACGTTCGTAGCCATGTCAAAGCTCCTCTTCTTCGATTCGGATGGTGATGTGGTAGACGCCTTTTTCGGTGCTTGGCTCGCCTAGCCTGTAGTCCGGGCCGACCACGTATCTGGCGTTATCGTCCGGCCAGAAATCGGCTTGTGTGATGGCGTCCAAGATTGCCTTGACCATCGGCGCCGCGTTCTCAGGATCGAATCTGCCGTGTGTCAAGGGGTGGATGATGGCGGTGACGTGCACTGGCCATTTGGTTGGCGGCTTGAGTTTGCCGCTGTTGATGAGACTGCGGTAGGTGAGGTAGGCACGTCTTTTCACGACGCTGGTGCGCCGGTATTTCGCCCGCCAGTCTCCACGCTTGTTCTGGGTCCACCAGTAGGCCTTCGGCACGTCAATGGTGGTTTCCTGCGTCATTCGTCCTCCAAAATCCAAATGTCGGCATCGCCAATGTCCGCGTAATGGTCTTCGCTTTCGGCCTCACATTCGGGGCATGGGATGGGGCGCGCCGGATACATCGCGCACCCATGAATCGGACATGTGGGCAGCACGTCCGGCGGCTCAATCCACTCACGCATCAGAAATCAGGCTCTCCAGCCGGAGCGCCCCACGGGTCATCTGCCGGAGCCTGCGACTGCTGCTGTGCCTGCTGCGGCTGCTGATAGCCGCCACCATTGGCGTTGCCCTGGTATCCGCCTGACTGCATCTTCTGCACCTGCGCCGTCGCATACCGCAGGCTCGGGCCGATCTCATCGACCTGCAATTCCACGGCAGTGCGCTTCTGGTGCTGCTCGTCCTCCCATGAATGCTGGGTGAGCCTGCCATGCGCGATCACACGCATACCCTTCGCAAGGCTCTGCGCGCAATGGGTGGCGAGGTCACGCCAAGCGGTGCAGCGCATGAACAAAGCGTCACCGTCCACCCACTGATTCGACTGCTTGTCGAACACTCTCGGCGTGGCCGCGATGCTGAAATTCGCCACCGCGCCGCCATTGCGTGTCGTGCGCAATTCCGGGTCGGCGGTCAGATTGCCGACGATCGTGATAACGGTCTCTCCGGCCATCACTCACCATCCTTCACATCGGTATCAGCCTCGGCCTCGGGGTCCGGTTCGATGACCTCGGCCGGTTCCTCTTCGGGCTCCTGCTGCTTGCGGTATTCGTCCAATGCCTGAGTGGTCCTGCGGCGCAGGAAGTCCTCATTGGCGAGGAGATTGTCTGCATCCAATGCGCTGATGTGTGTCGGGTCTGTCAATCCGTGGGCGCCGGTGTGGGCGAACATGACGGCTTCGGCCTCCTCCTTGGATGAGACGCCGCATTCACGAAGAATCTGGTAGATTCGTTCGGCCTGTTCGCGTCGGCATGGTGCCTTGTCCGGCATTTGCCTGGCACGAGTGCCATAGCTTTTCCGCTTGTTTTCCTCTTCTTCCACGACTTCGGCCTGCACGTCATCCATCGACGTCTCATCGCTGGTGTAGACGCCTGAGAGGTCTTGCGGGAAAGCCTTGCGCAAGGCCAATGCTTCAGCGCATTTCGCGATCATCAAGGCGGGTTTCGTGCCCCAGACGCCGGTCGGCACCTGCTGGCCGCTGCCACGGTCGAGACGTGTCGGACAGTATTCCGAGAAGAGTGCGACAGCGCTGAATTTCGAGTCTCCACGGATGATGGTGGCTTTCGCTGCGGTCGGCGGCACTTTCTTGAGCCACACGTCATGCCATTCGCCGTCATCGCCGCACCAGAGCACGTCCTGCTCTTCAAGCTTTTCGTGATTGCGGTCAGCGACTCGGCGGGCGATGAGACGAAAGCCGTCGATGCCGGTTTGGATGGTCTGCTTCATCACGTAATTGCCGCGCGAGTCCTTGCTTCGACGGGCGATCATGTAGATCTGTTTCGCGAATGGGTCAAGGCCGGTGCGCTGGCATTGATGCAGGAACACGGCAAGGTCTGCCGGAGTGGCGTCCTGAACGCCGATCTGCGTCAATGCGGCCAATTGGCGTTGGGTGAAAGTGTCTTGTGTGTCGGTGAGAGTGAGTTCGTTGCTCCTTTGTCTTCTCCTTTTTCTGGCGTGGCGGTGAGTAGCATGCGCATGGTTTCGGCTGCGAGTTCGGTGCTGAACATTTTGTCCACAAAGCCTTTTGCGGCTCGGAATGTGACTGTGGCTGGCCGTCCGGCCTTGTATTCCACGCCGTCCGGGAGTTCGCCGCCGTGGTCGGCCACCATGTCTTCGATGTACTGCTGGTCCATGGCTTCCGGACGTGGCATCCATGCCTGTTCGGCTGCGGGCTGGCCTCCTGGAATGGTGAAGCCGCAATCATGGAGGAGCGCACCGTATTTTTTGGGGTCGGTGACCACGTATTTTCCTTCGGTGCCTTTGCTGAGGCTGATTTCCCCGGCTTCGAGGCTGCCGATGTTGACCGTCTCCTTGTCTCCGCCGTCATGGTCGTGTGCCCACTCATCCTTCACGATTTTGAAGACGTCTGTGGCTCTTTTGACGATTCCGGCAATACCGCCGAGTTATTGGTTCTGCTCGTCCGGCCGCATTTGGCTGTATTGGTCTCTGATGCTGTTTTCTGACTGTTTGTCCATTTCAGGCTCCCTGCTGATTGCTTGGCTTGTTTATGTCTGCTTTGATGATGTCGGCGTCGAAATAATTGACCACGAGATTGGCGATATCCAACGCGGATGTCCTGAGCTTGGTGATCTCCGCCTCGGACTCTGGCTTGATGGTGAAAACGCCACTCTCGCTATCGAAATTGAGCTTCATTTTGCGTCCTTCGAGTAATTGGCCTTAATGTCCATGAGCTCGCCGGTGAGGAGCTTCGTGGCGAATCCGTAGACCACTTTGTCGTTGGCTTGGAATGCGGTGCGCTGCAAGGCTGATACGGCGTCGAAGATGCCGACCAAGGCGTTTGCGATGATGGCGCGCGGATCGGCTGTGGCTTGTGGCTTGACGGTGATGGTTCCGGTGGTGACGTCGCTCGGGGTGAGTTTCGTTTCGGTGACGTTGTCCGCTGTGATTTTCGATGTGGTGGTCATGGTTTCTTTCTTCTTTCCGGTCGTGGTGGGTTTTTGTGTTGTTTTGCGGGGTGAATGCTTGTCGAAGGCCGGCAGCAGTCCTTCCTTGCGGAGTTGGCCGATGATGTTGCCGGCTGTTTTCTGGCTTATGCCGAGCGCTTCGGCGGTTTCCTTGCCGTCGAATGGTTGGCCTTGGTCGATGCGGTTTCTGCAGTGCGCGAGGATGAGGTCTCGTTTCGACGGTTCCGCCGTGGGCTTGCTGACGGCCTGATAGTCGGCCAGAGTATCCTCATGCGGCTTCTCCGGCTCTGGCGGTAGGTCTTGCTTGACAAGTCCGGCCTTGCGCAGGGCCCGCATTTCGTCACGGCTCAATCCCGCTTCGCCGGACTCGTCGTAAATGCTTTTGAGCTCTCGGAGCTCGTCACTGCTGTATTCGTGTTTCAATGGTTTCCTTTCCTTAAGCGTTGAATCAGCTGGTAGTTGTCTCGGATGAATTCGTCCACGTCGATGCCCTGCTCCGTCAAAGTCGGCTTGGCATAGGAGCCGACCATGAAGCCTCGCGGCTCATATCTGCCGGTCTGACGGCTTCCAGGCACGAAGTAGTGGCCATCATTGTGTGGTTTCATCTCGCTATCGTCCTCGTGTACTGGTGTGCTGTGGCCCAACGCTCGGCCACGTCACGCTCGTAAAGCACCGGGCGCCTGTCCTGCTTGCCAGCTGGTGGTTCAGGGCCGAGCTTCAGATACTTCGGCCCCCTGCCATTGCTCCGCCAATTGGCGAGAGTGCGGGGACTCAAGCCGATCATCGCCGCGAACTCCTCCGGCCGAAGCAGGTCAGTCATTCGGCTTCTTCTCCGGGCAGTAGCGGGCGATGAAATAGCGCTGTCCCTTGCCGGTCACCTTCGGCGTGCGGCTGATGGTCACGTGGCCGTCCGAATGCGTCACCGCCGTCTCCTTGATGTGGAACAAGCCCAAGTCCATCGCCTTCTGGGTCGGCACGTTGCGGTTCGAGCCGGACTTGCCGAAGAACCCATCATCACGAAGAAGCTGAAAAAGCCGATTCTGGCCGATGTTCAAGCCGTTCTGGCGCAGCATCTTCGCCAATTCGCCGACAAGGCACGTGCCGTCGGACGCGGACACAGCGTCGGCGAACAACGCTTTAGGCTCCAACACCTTGATTTGCGCGTCCTTTTCAGCGATCTGACGATTCTTATGCTCGATGGTCTTCTGCGCGACGAGCACGGCCTTGGCGAGAATATCCTCGTCACTGTCGGTATTGGTGGTGTGGATGTATCCGCCGGTGCGACGGATCTGCGGCAGCACCTCATGCGTGACCCAACGCTGGAACCGCTTCACGAATGCCTGCGCTTCCGGTTCTTTCACATAGGCGATTTCACGGTTGAGGATTGAACGGTAAAGACCTGACTCGGTGAGAACCGTCATATTCTGCGTTCCATTGGGGGTACTCACTTCGTGTATACCCCTCTCGTCGTCATCGAGATTGCGGGCGAGGTTCGCGGCGTCGCGGTATCCGAGAATCTTGGCGATGTCGGATGCGACGAACACCACCTCGTCGCCATCGGCCAGTGCCCTGACCTTGTTGCCCTCGAATTCGAAAGGCTGGATTTCAGTGTTCATACCGTTTCCTTTGCTTGTTGGCGTTGTGGTGCCCCGTCCTGACGAGTGGATGGGGCTGAGTGGCTGGCACTGGTGTCGAACCAGTGCCGTCCTTGGATTCCGAGCGCCCCTTTGACTGTTGGAACACGACCTGAACGTGTTCACGGCCGGTGGCGTGGCCGACGGTGACTGAAAGCCGTCAGGCGGACTTGAAAGGGTTTGCAGGCGCCGGAGTGCCTGCGTTTTTGATAGAGAGAGAAGAGTGGAATCCGTGGGCGGGCGAACCGTCGCCCAGCCGAATGCGCCGACAGTGTATGTACGGCAGAGAGATGGTCGGCGCGTGGATAATAATCGATATTCAGTTATGTGTCCCCACTGGCCGACGAATGAGTGAACGTGGGTGTCCTGCGGAACAATCCGATTGGGTTGTTTGTTGAGACTGCCGGCCAGTGGGAAGTCTTTTAGTCGCGTGGCGCGAATCTGACGATCAGCCACAATGCGGTGGCGATGTACACGCCTTCCACCATGAGCGCGGCGTTCATGCTGCCTCCATGCCAGGTGAGCATGAGTGTGGATGTGACGATGAGGGCGACCACCGCGAGGGCGAATTTGACGCGTCGGAGCGGGTAGTTCGGCTTCTGCCGCTTCTTCATTGCTTGCATGTCTTCAAGCCAGTAATCATGGTCAGTCATCGTTACCGTCTCCCGTGTTCACTCGCTTTAACGGGAAGGCTTCAGGCGGGAGCGTTTCGCAGACAGTCGGCCACTTCGCATACTGTCTATTGCCATTCCACATGTGATTAGCCGAGCAGTCATCCCATGTGCGCGCCGACCAGTCATCATCGATGTCCTTAAGCAGGAGCCGACCATCATTCGCGGTGGTATAGAAGCCCCGCTCCTTCGGTTCTTCAGGCAGTGGCTTCTGTTCGGCTGACTTGTCGAGTTCCATGAGTTGGTTGAGCAGGTGGTTGGTTTTCTCTTCGTCGTAGTCCTTGCATGCCGTGATGAGGTCTTCGATGATTTTTTCTCGCTGTTGGAAGATGTTCATTTCTTGTCCTTCTTCTGGTTGAGTTCTTTGAGTGTTCGTCCGATTTCGCGGCGGAGGTTCATGAGGTCGGTTTTGTTGAGCATGTGTTCCTGGTATCCGTCTGCCATGTCGAATCTGAGTCCGATGAGGCAGCTGTGGTCACTGCTGTGCGTGCCGTCCTCGATGATTCGCAGTTCGAATGATTGGCTCATCGCATGTTCCCTAGGGCGTCGTTGAGCGTGTAGGCGAAGTTGTCGAGGGTGCTTTCGGGGATGTCCGCAAGGACTTCCTCGCCGTCCGCGTGGAGTTCGATGAGTTGGCCGCTCTTGTCTTCCTGGATGCGGATGGCGTAGCCTGTGGTGCCGATGAGTTCGATTCTTGGTTTCATGGTTTTCCTCGATTCCGGTGGTGCCGGCGGGTTAAGCAACTGGCTCATGTTCGGTTTCCTTAGGCTTTGAATTGTTTGATGCTGTCAATCGGCTGGATGAGGAGCATGACGAGGTTTTCGGGTTCCATGTCGAGCATGGATGCCGCTTTTTCGATTTCGTCTGTCGAGAGTGGCGTGTGGCCTTTGAGCCTGTTGTGTACGGCTCTGATTTCGAGGCCCCATGCTTTTGCCAGGTCTTTCGGTGTCTTGTCGTGTCTGGCGAGTTCCGCTTTGAGATTTCTGGTGGCTGTTTCCGTCAGACCGGCCATTCATCCTCCTCGATTCCCTGTTTGGTGAGGCATGCGCGCCAGCCGGGGCCGCGCATGTGGCCGCATGGGTAGTGGTCGGGGGTCTTGGTTCTTTTGGTGCTCAACATCTCGGTTTTCCTTTCGACGGTCTTTAATATACGTAATTACGAAGTTTCTTGTATTCGTAATTACGTAGTCTTCACGATTTATGCACATATGACTACGCAATTAGCTATAATTTGAAGCATGGGAAGAAAAGCACAGGAGGTCACGCATTTCGCCAAGCAGGTCATGGACGAATGCGTCAGACTCCAAAAGCAAAGCGGCATGACCATCAAGGAATTCGCCAAGGCCTGCGGATTCGGCGAGGTCTACTGGTACACGAGGGCAAACTACAGCCTCCCGCTTAATCTGAGTGACCTGGAACGCATCAGCGAAGTGACCGGCGTATCCATCGGAGACATCGTGATGGACTCCAAACGCCATGCGGTCGAAGCCGCCGAGAGGAAAGCGCAGGCAGGCGGTTATGGTCTTGCCGCCTATAACGCCGACGGCAAGCAGGAGGCCATCGATGGAGAGGCTGGGCCGGATTACGACGAGCCTGCCTGACCTGCCCATCGACCGGCGCATGACCTACGGGGCCATGCGCCGCGCCATCATCGGCCTGCCCGTCACCGTATCCAGCGCCATCCTCCCCGACGGACTATGGGGCTGCTACGACGCCGAGAATCATGTCATCTTGATTGACCGCAGGCTCACGTACACGTCCAAACGGTGCACGCTCGTGCACGAGCTCTTGCATTGGCGGCACGGCGACACCGGCTGTTCGAACAACAGTTCGAAACTGGAGCGACGGGCGCGACGGCAGACCGCACGCCTGCTCATCGATCCGGCAGAACTAGCATTGGCGGAACGCATGTACGACGATGACCTATGGTCGATAGCCGAGGAACTGAACGTGACCACGCAGGTGCTCACGGACTACCGAGCCATGCTCAACACATCGCCAAACAGACTCAAAGAAAGGGTTTTCAATGCGTAAGAAAATCATTGCCATCACAGCGGCGGCGCTTCTCCTGGCGACGGCCTGTGGCTGCGGAAGCCAGCAGGAGCCGGATTCCACGACGGCCAAGACGCCGAACGTCAGCACGCAGCAGACAAAGCCACAACAACAGACAGCCGAGAAGACGGCGCAGAGCTTTGTGGACGAGTTCAATACGAACTCCTCGACGCAGATAACCGACGTCGAGAAATTCACGCCGAGCGATTCGAACGGCCCATATTATCGGACGGAGTATCGCACCGGTGCTTTCTCCACCGCAGACGCTCTCCACGGAAGACTCGGCCAATCGTCCGTGGACGTGCTGGTCTACGGGGCAGTGCTCGGATACGGTGAGAACGATATGCTCCGCGTCTACGTCGATGGGCCGCATGACGAGATCAACAGCGCATTCCCCATCATGGCGAAGATTCTTGACCCGTCGATATCCGATCAGGACATCCAAAGTCAGATGGCGAAGGAGTATCCATCCAATGATCTTATTTACGCCGCTACGCATAAGTTGATCGAGCGCGCTTACGTCGATGGCGATCATGCGTTTCTCGACGCGAAAATCAACTAGCGGCACCTTATAAAAGAATGTTACAAATTATATATTACTTAAGGGAATTCGTGGAACATCTCCCAGGAACTGGAGGTGACCCAGCAGGTGCTCGGAGACTTCCGACTGGCAATGTCTGAGCGAGTCTGCATCATTTGAACAATAGAATCAAAGGGAAAAGAAGAAGAAGGAAGTAATCATGGCGAAGAGACCACAGCCTGCACCGGGCGCGATCTACATGTGCGAAAGGCTTGACGACCCGCTGTTTATGGGCATTCGCCTGTATGCCAATCGCCTGGAATTGGATGTCTGCACGACGTACCTGCATCGATATAAGAAGACCGAAGCATATCAGGTGAGCGACCTGCAAGGGGTGACAATCAAGAAGCGCACGGTCACATGGAAATACAGTGCGTTGCGCTCACTGCCGCTGAAATTCAAGAAAGCCGAGGACACGCAGGAATTCTACAATGCCGTGAACAGCCTCTAAAAGCATTAAGCCCCACAATCTGTGGGGCTTTTATATTGTCTTATACGGCTTTATAAAGCTTTATAGGGCTTATATCCGCTTCAGGCATTCGAAAACTTGCGCGGTCTGTGCGGCATCGTCGGCGGCCCTATGCCGCTCCGTCTTGGCGATGCCGAAATGGCGGATGAGGTCGAGCAGTCTGTGGCGGTCAAGCTGCGGCAAGAGTGTCTGGGAGATTTCCAAGGTGTCGTAGAAGCTCACGTCCGGCATGCCGACGCCCGCTCTTTCGGCTTCGCGGGCGATGACCGGCAGGTCGAAGCGGCGAATATTGTGCCCTATCCACGTATCCTTGCCGCAGAAGGCATAGAATCTGGGCAATGCCTTGTCGATGGTGGGTTTGCCTTTGACGTCCCGGTCGGTGATGCCGGTAATCTGCGTGACCTTGGCCGGTATCGGAATCTGCGGGTTGACGAGCTGGCTGAATGACGCGACTTTGCGTCCGTGCCTGATTCTCACGGCTCCTAGCTCGATGATTCGAGCGCTTCTGCCCAATCCTGTGGTCTCGATGTCGATGGCCACGTAATCGTCCTCCACGCCATCATTCGTGTCGGCATGAGTGATTGGTGCCGTTTCCACTGTTGGAGCGTCTGAGGTGGCTTCCGGCGATGATTCAGGCGCATTCGTCGCTTGATGCTTATGGCGCGGCTCGGGCTTGAGGAAGAGATGCATGAAAAGCCATGCGAGGAATGCGAGGAGCAGAATCGCAATGATGCTTGTGGCCAGATCATCCTGCGGCGTGGTGATGGTGTCGTAGATGCCGTAGATGCCGGAGATTGCGCACAGCACGGATAGCACGAGGTAAATCAGTTTCTTCATTGTCTCCCCTTCATTCTCCTTGCTTCAAGCTACCGCAGATGTGGATTGGACGTGCCGATTCTTCCATTTCAGCGCATTGGCGCTGTATGAAAAAATGAAAATAATGTTACATATGCATATATGTATATTTCATGTTTGCAAGTTAGTATTTTCCACTTGCAAGGTTAATATGCACCCTTGTTTACAACACGCCATACACACATGTTTGCAAGTTAGCATATAATGTGTTTCAGAACAAAAAACCTCCGCAGTGTTAACGGCACCACGGAGGTAAAACATGAAGCCTCACTCAAAGACTTCCGAAACCATTGTAACGCATGGCTTGGAGGTCGGAAATGGACCGTGAAATGGGATACCGCAACATGCTGGCAGTCGAAGAACTCGCAAGCCAAGGGAAACTCACCGTTACCCACAAGGGCGCACGCAGCTTCGACTTCGCTCAATACGCCCTGCTCAGCCGCATGGCATGGCTCACCGCTGACTGGCCGCTGGACAAAGCCGCCAAGGAAAAGCACATGCTTCCGCGCACCTACGCTTCCGGATGGCTCAAAATCGCCATCGATTGGGGTATGACACTTCCCCAGTCAATGGACGAGCTCGTGGCGATCGGCAATGAGCCGCGCAATCCGAAGCGCGAGCAGCTGGCCTACAACCGCATAGGCAAGATCGCCAAAAAACTCGAATCCGCAGGACTCATCAAATGCCTTCGCAAGGGCAATGTTCAGCGCAAGAACAATGCCGTGTGGCTGCTGACCATCGGCACTCCAGAGGAAAACGCTGAGGTCGAAGCATACGTGCGACAGCACATGTACCTTTGA